GTACACATAAATAAAAACACAAAGGATTACAAAGATACAGCTTATCTGCATATTGTTTACACATTATTGCAAACAATGACCGGACATAACAACCATCAGTTTTTTGTCCGAACCGCGGCCACTTCCCTACTTTCCAGACCACATAAGGGCATAAGGGTTTTCATCAACCATTTGCCATTCGTCGGAAATTTTTCACCGTCATACCAAATCAATACGCAATTGCACTATCTCCAATTGCATATGCTTTGTACGCGCAAACCATTTATACAATTTGCGTTATGGAAGAATAAAAACATTTAATTGTCGTTAAATCCCCGATTGAACAGGCCGATTACTCGCGCGCATCAAAGCACGCAGCCAGTCCAGAGCCAAATCCGCCGGCCCCCAATATGACCAATGAAAAGTATGTAAAAAGGGTAGCGCTTACCAAAAGACGAGCAGGCCTGCGCCAAGCGCCGCCCACACGCATGGAGTTCATCACCCCAGCTGGACTTAGGTGGCAGTCGATATGCATCTATTTTTGCGGGCGAGGATTCTTTTTATTGAAAATTTTTTGTAATCCACAACGCAAAAAGAAAAGCCCCGACAAGTCGAGGCTTTTCTAGAATTTTTGGCGGAGAGAGGGTCCGCTGAAATAGAACTATATCCAGAATCTTTTCGTGTCACAACCTACGTAACTGTGTGATTTATCTCACATCACTTGTGTTAATTGGTCTTGAATAGTCTTGGCGGATGTCCTATCTTTGGTGGGGTATATGGTGGGGTAATGGAAATCATGCCAAAGAAAGCCAAGGAGCTGTCAGCGATTGAGGTACAGAGACTTCGCGAGGCGGGGCGGTATGCGGTTGGCGGCGTTGCCGGCCTCCATCTGGAGGTGAATTCACCTGTTTCGAGAAACTGGATTCTTCGGGTCCGCATGGGAGATGGTTTACGCAGGGATATTGGTCTTGGTGGCTTCCCTGACGTAGCCCTCGCCCGGGCAAAGGAACTGGCCAGGGAAATGCGTGAACGGATTGCCCGCGGCGTTGATCCTGTCGCAGAGAGGAAAGCTGCGCGCAGCGCAATGATAGCCGCCAGAGGTGCCGAAATAACCTTCGCTGAATCAGCACGCAAACTGATTGACGCAAAATCATTGGAGTGGAAGAACGACAAGCACCGTAATCAATGGGCAACAACTCTGGAGACCTACGCCAATCCTATCATTGGGGGAATGCAGGTTCGAGACGTGTCTGTGGCCCATGTTATGAAGATTCTTGAGCCCCTTTGGGCAGAGAAAACGGAGACGGCCTCTCGCCTGCGCGGGCGCATCGAGGCGGTCTTGGACTGGGCCACAGTACGCGGTTTTCGCTCCGGTGAGAACCCTGCACGCTGGAAGGGCTGCCTGGACAGCCTTCTTGCCAAGCCAGGCAAAGTATCGAAGGTTGAACACCACAAGGCACTTGCAGTTGGAGAAGTCGGGGCATTCATGCGGGACCTGCGCACGAGAAATGGAAGTGCTGCGCGTGCACTGGAATTCCTCATCCTAACAGCAGCCCGCAGCGGAGAAGTACGCGGTGCCACCTGGAGCGAGGTGGATTTGGAAGGGCGAGTCTGGACGATTCCTCCAGAACGCATGAAAGCCGGCCGCGAACACAGGGTACCCTTGGCTCCTGCTGCGATTGACTTGCTCAAAAGCCTAGATGTATTGAATGGGAATGAGCTGTTGTTCCCCGCCCCACGGGGCCGCATGCTCTCCGATATGTCTCTGACCGCGGTCACGCGCAGAATGGAAGTCCCTGCCGTACCCCACGGCTTCCGGTCGACATTTCGTGATTGGGCTTCAGAACGAACCGCGTACCCCCATGAAGTTGCCGAAATGGCTCTTGCTCACACTATCAGCAACAAGGTGGAAGCAGCATACCGGCGCGGGGATCTTTTCGAAAAACGCCGCAAGATGATGGATGACTGGGCTAAGTTCTGCGGAACCGTTCAAACCACTGCGGGCGAGGTTATCCCGATTCGAAGCACTGTCGCCTGACAGCTTCAGGCAAGCGGGGCAGGCTGGCGTTGGAGCGCCTTCCTGCCCCTACCATCACGCAATACAGGAGATTGCATCATGGCTAACATCAATGGTAGCAAATCAGTTCAGAGCGAAGAGTACTTTGCGCTAGCCGGTGTATTCGACACCTTCGCTACGTATGCTCGCGATACAAACCCAGACTTTTATCTCAACACTTGCAGCGGAATTGCTGCGAGCAACATTCCAGATGACACAGTTAATGGGTTGCTGTTTTTTATGGAGCAACTCGCACTAAACGTGGAGGACAACGAACCCCCGGACAGCTTGGCCAGAGCGAAAGAAGCTTTGATGTCCGCCACTGGGCTGCTTGCCTTTCTGAATTGTCTTATGAGGCATAGAGATAACGCGTTATACATACACGGGCAGGCGTGATGGTGGGGGGCTGAGGAAGCCAGCCAGCGGTAAAAATCTTGTTTGCTGACAATTCGGGGCCGGCATGTCTGGCCTCTTTACTATGTGTGGTCGTACCACAGACTATAGTAAAAGGACAAAGCGATGACTCAGGACAAAACACAGCAGAAAGGCAATATCGATGATACAGATGAAAAAGCTTATGAAGTGGCATGGCACGATTGCACTCTTAATGCCAAACACTACTTTGATCAGAAAGATGTGTCTCCGGAGGATGCCGCGTATCTTCTATGCGGAATACGCCCTGGTCAAGATTCAAAGCTTGAGTATGCCGAATGGGAAAAGTTTGAGAAGCAGTTAATTAGCGGAGTCATTTCGAGAGCTAGTTGCAAGGAGTGGATGGAACTGAAAGACAGATGGGACCTACTTCGGAAGTGTTTCGAAAATGCAAAAAAAGCTGATCCCAGCCGTTCTTACCCGTTTACGTTATGGATCGACATTGCCCAGAAGGAGCCGACATTACATGTTGACGAGTGGGTATCGTTGTATGCCGAACAATGTGAGCAAACACACCCTATTTGCACAAAAGAAAAAAAGAAACACGAGTCGGCAACGGACATGCATCGGCGCGAGATTTTAGACGCAATCCGGGACCTTGGAGAAGAAGCTTTGCGACTCCCTGCGGTCAACACCCGCCCAAATAAAAAGGACTTTAGAAGGCTTGTACGCGAAAAAGTGGTAAGCAACACTTTTACAGAAAGTGCGTTCAAGCATACTTGGGAAGGTCTATCCAAGGATGGACTCATCAAAAGGATTGAGAAGATACGCTGAAAGGTCTCCCCCTTATCGGTCTCCCCCAAATTGGGGGAGGGGTGATACTTTTTTTGGGGAAAGTCAGTGATATTTAATACGTGTCGTCTTCAGTCACCAAGGGAAACGACATGTTCAATACTCCTGTATCGCAACTTACCCCGGGCAGCTACGTTCGCGAAGCCCAACTCGTAAATCATCCCCCGCGCAAGGCCACGCAGCGGAAGCCGCCGCGTCCTGCCTCAGTAGGAATCCTTGCCATATCCGCCCCAACACTTTGGCGTTGGGTCCGCGAGAAAAATTTCCCGGCTCCTGTGCGCCTGAGTTCCGGCGTTACTGCCTGGAAGAGCGATGACGTTATCGCTTGGATGCAGTCCAAGTCTGAGTAATGGGGGCGCAATTATGATAACTCACCCCCCCGTCGCATTCTCCTCTGAAACCCACTGGGAATACCCCTCTCCTCGCACGCAGGCCGGCAGGTTTTTGGCTGCCTTACTCAGCGATAAGCACATCGATCCTTTGCATGGCTGGTTTACGCTCGGGATCTACCGCCTCTCTGACACAACACTCCAGCTACGGAAGTTGGGATGGCCTGTTATCACTGGCCAACTAATCGTCAAGAACCGCTACGGCGAGGAATGCCGGGTGGCTCAGTACTATCTGCAGCCAGAAATAATTGAAGAGACCGGAGAACCTGGGCGCCAGTTCATCTCCCAAGCTCTTGCTTCCAGCAGGAGGACTGCATGAGCAAGAAGCGAGAACGGGTTGAAGTATCGGGGGCCTGGATACCGTTGCCGATTGAGTTGGTGCGGTCACGTGCCTTCGCTGAATTGTCTCCGCATGCTGCCAAACTCTTCTTTGACTTGGTTGCTCAGCTTGGGTCGAACGCATTCCGCAACGGCGACCTCACGGCCACTCCTGCGGTTATGCGGACACGCGGATGGACAAGTAGGGCCACCCTCGGAGCAGCCACCAAGGAGCTTGAAGATGTCGGTTTGCTGATTCAGACAAGGTTCGGCGATAAGCGTAAATGTTCCCTCTACGCTCTCACTCCGTGGCCGCTGCATTGTGATCTAGACAAGCTCGATGTTCGTCCTGGATGCTATTCGCGTACAGAGTGGGCAACCAAAGAAGGCCAGCAAAAACCGCCCACATCTGAACGCCCCGCCCGTTGGCGATCCGTCCGCAAAAACAAATTGCGTCGCCCCGTAGCGGAACAGCAGGCCACGTTAATGCCCCGTCACGGAACAGCAGGAACGGTAACTGCCGCGATATTACCCCGTAGCGGGGCATTAAGCGCCAATTCTGCAGCTTCTCCTGTTCCGCCACGGGTCACCTATCTAGATATGCCATCTCCTACGGTTCAAAGGGAAGCTGAGGGGGTGGCGCTATGAGTGTGGTCCAAACCTTCGAAGCACTGTCCAAAGCCGGCATTGAGTTCGTTGTGCGTGACGGTCGTGTTATTGCGCTGCTTGCTGAGAGCCTTAGTCGGCGCCATCGCGTGGCTCTCAACAAACATCGGGAAACCCTGCGTGCCGCAGTGCTCCTCGCAGACGAAGTTATTCGCGCCGCCCGTGCGGCAGAAAGGCAAACCAAATGACGAATTCAGACTCTGCTTCCTCAAACGTAGGCAATACGCCGGGAGTTCAGCGAGTGCTGGGCAAAGCAATAGCAGCAGAACTACGCATTCGCTTCAGGCGCCTCGCAAACCTCTTCGGGCCAGTCCTTATCACCCAACCACCTCATGCGCCCCGCCTGGCGGTTTTTGGACAGGATTGGCAAGGTCCACTCCAAGTGGCCCGCCGACCTCACGGCAACCTCGCCCATGGGGCCGGCAAGGATAAAACTTCACCAGTGAGTAAGCCTTCACGCAAGGATTCCCACTCAATCTTCAATGCCTGCAACTTCGAAAACTATTCGAGCAAGGAAATGCTATGAAGACACTTCTTTGGATTGTTACTCGCTTCGGAGTGCTTCCCGCTCTGGCTGAACTGGTTCGGCGCGCCGGAGCACTGGATTCTCCCCGCGACATCATATTGGCCCACATCAGGCCGGATGAAGCGGAACTACTGAAGTCTCTTGGTGGGTCTGGCCGGGTTCTCTCTACTGGGCTGCCTTCATTTGATGACGATGATAGCGGGGGCGATGATGACTCTGGTGATGACGATGACGATGACGACGACAACGATGATGACGATAGCGCCGATGCGGACGGGAATTACGGAGACGGAGTAGGCTACGGCGGACTCAGCGACGGAAGGTCTGGTGGAACTGATGACAATGCTGATGCAGACGGGAACTATGGCGACGGGCTCGGGTATGGCGGGCTGAATGATGGGAAGTCTACTGATGCGTGGGGCTGGTCTTATTCCCCTGCAGATGCAGACCATTCAGCAAACTACGGCTACGGCTCTCTATCATCATTGGCCGGGAACAACTTCGCGACTGCGGCAGATATGGCTCCGGAAGGGCGAGCGGATCGGACCAATCAGGAAGAGAGTTACAACGTCAACACTCCGGATGAAGTGAATCTAGGGCAAGAGGCGGCTCCTGAAAACTCTATTGCCTCAGCACAAGCTGCAATGGCCGCTGCAGATGCCAGAAGCTCTCACGCTGACGACCCAGGGTTTGTCGGGTCAGCTCAAGACCACTCCAATATTGCGTCTGTTGCCGCTTCAGCAAACGGTATGGGAGACATGGCACAGCAAGCCACAGAAAATGCATTGAACAGTAACGCATTTGATTGGGGCGTAGATGACGCTAACGCGGCTGCATATTCTGCCACGCATGGGGGAGCAGAAGCACACGAAACATCTGCGCTGGATACGCTCACCCAGATGTCGAAAGACTACCCGTGGGTAGCCAACATGCTTGGACTGGGGCTGACATTTCTTAATCCTACTGTCGGCGTAGTTTACAACGCAGCACGAGGTGCGCTTGATGGGAAGACCGCTTCCTGGCTTGGAGCACTCGGCGGAGCGGTTGGAGGAAAAGCCGGTCAATTAGCGGGAAGCTTTATCGGGAACACCGTTGATGGAAATTCAAAAGGCGCGCTGAACACTGCCATAAATGGTGGTGTCAACATGGCTGGACTTGGTTTGGGTCAAACCTTTTCGGGGCTTACCGACAATGCTCTTGTGAATGCCGGGCTCGAAGCGTTAGGCAGCGCTGCCCAAAGCCATGCAGTCAATTACGTCTCCGACCAGATCACCTCTGCGGCGCCAACATTTACCAACACCGGAACAGCATCGTCACTCTCCAGCACCGCCGACAATTCCGACAACGCCTCATCTGATTCGGCTTCCTCCACTATTTCCGGGGGTACGCCGGCCACCATGAACACGGCAGGAACCACGCTGCGCACTGCGAGTTCCACGCCTTCCGCCTCATCCTCCGGGATCTCTGTAGGTGGGCTGAAGTGGTTCAACGGCAGCGATGATTCCGATGACACCACGGGGCTGAAGAAGCTTATCGCCCAATCCAAACAGCAACGCGCCCAGGCGCTGCATGCATACATCTCGAATGCAGCCTGATACCAGGCCAGAACGAACCGAACTACAATTGCAGGATGGACCCTCGCCCGCCACAAACTCCGGGGCGAGGATGCCAACGATAAAAAGCAGCTCATAGTAAGTCCCGGATGCGAACAGAAGGAACGCCATGCCATCCAAAGACAATCAGCTCCCCGACGTTACAGACGAGCTCGACAAGATAGCCGAAACATTTCTGCAAGGCTTCGAACCGAACCGGGTGCGCGCTATCTTGGCGGAAGCCCGACGCTTGCGCGAGCGGCGATCACAAATTCCCTGGTATCAACAGCAGGCCCAGAATCGCGGCGAAGTCTTATGGCTTCAGCTGGCGATCAGCTACGCGGGAGACGACTGAGTGCGAGGCGCTACGTCTCTCCCCCTCACCCTTCGTCATGCCCTGCTTGGAACGGGCGCCTAACCTTCCCGTCCCGCGAAACTGCGGAAGTTTCACTCCCCCCGGCTCAAAGTCACCAAACCGAACATCTCCCGCAGTCTGACCGCGCAGGGCTAGGGAAAACAGGGCTCCCAAATGGTAGTCGGACGACCACCTATGCGCAACCTGGGTTCTCACGCGAGATTGCGGAGATGTGCGAGAAGCGGCACGACAATGTGCTTCGCGACATTGAGGAAATGTTGGCGAAGTTGGACTCCTCAGATTTGAGGAGTCAAATACAATCAAGCACTTACGCCGATGGATCGGGAATTCCGCGCAAGTGCTACAACCTCCCCAAGCGTGAAACCCTGATCCTCGTTTCCGGCTACAACGTTGAGCTCCGCGCCAAGATCATCGACCGCTGGCAGGAACTGGAAGTTCTGCCTGGCCCGTTGCTCCTCCGAAAGGAGACAGAGATGGCCGACCTGATTGCAGTGACGAGTAACCTTACGATGTCTTCACGCGAGATTGCGGAGATGTGCGAGAAGCAGCATAACCATGTCCTGCGTGACATTGATGAAATGCTCTCGAAGTTGGACTATCCAGATTTGGATAGTCAAATAAAACCAACTACTTACGCAGATGGATCGGGCATTCAGCGCAAGTGCTACAACCTCCCAAAGCGCGAAACCCTGATCCTCGTTTCCGGCTACAACCTTGAATTCCGCGCCAAGATCATCGACCGCTGGCAGGAACTGGAAGCCGCCCAGGGGCCGAAGCTCCCGAAGACTTTCTCTGAAGCCCTCCGCCTTGCCGCCGAACCTCGAGGCAAGAAGTTCAAACGCCCATTGAACTGCAACCAATTTTTCCTAGAAGCAGCAAGGGCTTGCGGGAAATAAGTTGCTTTTTGGTTGCGCCCTGCAACCTATTTCCGCTAGCGCCCACAAAGGCAGACTGTGCTGTTTTTCACACCGTGCATTGCCGCTATGTCCATATACTGCTGCGCTGATCAACAACGAAGACACACAAAGGGGGGGAGATGGCCAGGATATTTCAATTGGTATTGCTTGCCGCTATGCTGGTAGCGCCTGCAATGTCTATGGCAGCACTTCAGTTTTCAACTACCGGGGATGTTATCCAAGTTCGAGGCACATATCAGGCCGGGGATGTAGCTGTGCTCAAGGACAAATTAACCCCCGAAATCAAGACGGTGATTCTCTCGAACGCCACTGGCGGTAATTGGGAGAATGGGCATGACTTAGCAGAGGTGATCGAGAAGGCGAACGTCACGACGGTGATCCATGGGATCTGTAGTGGATACGTTTGTTCGATGATGTTTTTGGCAGGCAAGCAGCGCATGTTCAGCGGAGATGGGCGCCCAGCGACACATCATATCCAAATCCCTATCATCAATAACCTTCCAAGTTATACCTGTGACGGGGTGCCATGCACGGCTATTCCTGCTTGGCTTAGACAGCACTCAAAACTCTCGAACAGTGACCTGGAGGTCTATCACAAATCCGTATTTGTCTCGACGACAAATCGCGGATCCGATTTGCTGGAGTTCTTTCCTTCGCAAGCAAATGTCTCTGTCGGCAATGCATTGCACTGCGCCCGAGAAGTGATGGAAGAGAAGCAAAAGGATTTCTCTATTGCAGACTGCAAACCCATACCGGGCGCGACTGCCCTAAACAAGGGAATCGTCACCACGGACGAGTTGTTCAAGCACCCAACGCTATCCATCCGTGAGGACAGAATTTCACCTCCACCAACAGACTACGCAAAGTTGGAAACCCCGCCCGACAGCAAAGTTACATCCTCTGATGAGTGCAGGCGGATCTACGCAAAGTTTTTGCGGAATGACAGCCCTCGCGCTTTTGTTGTCAGCAGCACAGGCGCCTGCTACTCACGAGTAGCACAAAATTTCCATCCGCACGCTGATGCCATGAACGACTGCAAAAAGAGCAACAAGAAATGCCGCTTCTATGCAGTCGATACCGCGATTGTCTTTGTCCCTTTTGACCAGGCCTTGCCGAAAATTCCTACGCAGGAAAATCAGGAAGAGTGATCTGGCACTAATGGGCATCCCCCCAAGAATCCTCACCAGAAACTTGACGGGCCTATTAGCCGGGCATATCGTGAAGCCAATGCTGAAACAACAGCAGGCAGGTTTGGCGACCTGAATTACTTGGCGGACAACCGCCTATGTGCGGCTTTTTTATGTCCGAAACACGGTGCGCTTTATGGGCGGGCTGTGTGGGAGGCCTTTGGGTCTGCCGGTTCCAAGTACCGGTTCGCCAACCCGCACGGTCCCGCTCTCCCGTTTGGCGACGGGTTGCGGGAATCATGAAACCGCACTTGGAGCGTCATCATGGCAAAAACCACAAGCAAGCAATCTCCCCGCAAGCCCTCCAACAACGTAATCTCCCTTGCCTCACACAGAGAGAAGCATGGCAAAGCTTTGTCATTGGACGAACTCGTCCGCATTGAGCACGCTAATCGCGAACAGCAACCCAGACCAAAAGAAGCCAACCTAGAGTCAGTTCAATACGTTGCCCAGTTGATTGCCAACAAAGCAACAAATGGAGAGGTTTACGGCGTGGCAACGATCCTGTTTGACCAAGAAGCCAAAGCCTGCAGGTTCGTCATAGGCGGAAACATCCACGGGATGCCCGCGACTTTGTATAGCGAGGTTACAAGGTGTGTGTCATCACTCGCACGCCAAAGGGGACTCACGGTTTAACGCCAGTACCTCTTACTCGCGTGAGTGATCGTTTCGAACCCCGGGCAGGAATGCGTATTCAGCGTATACGTACCCTAAAGGGCGTTCGACAATGAGCGTTCCTAGTGTGGGGAGGTGCTCGTTTTGACACCGGCGGTTAGCTGGGTTCGAACAGCCAGATGCCCCGCTATTGCTGGGCTCGAAGGATTCCACTGCAGGTCAGTCGTTTACAGTGCCAACTGCAAAAAATCGAGCGTAATTTGCTCGATTTTGCAGTTAATTTGACACAACTTGGTTACCCGTTGGCGACTGGCTTACTTAACATTGCGGGCAAGTAGCGCAGCGACAAACAGGAACACCATTGCAAAGATCCCAAGATAGCTGTTCGCCTCACGACTGAGCCAATGCGTCGCGAATAACGCTGTGCACGCTACAAACCCTGCCACGCAGTACCTGATACGCCTGTACATAATCTTTCGGTACAGCGTAAGCCTAATGGACTCGAAATGCTCCCTGATTCCGTACCCGCAAGCTGGGCATGACTGCGCGGTCCTACTCGCGGGGGTAAAACAACTTGGGCAAGGGATTAAGTTCGGATTGGATGGGTCTAGGTTTGGCCAGCCAGCAACGATAGTCGTCGGAGCATGAATATCTCCCGTTTGTACAAAACTCCCATTGCCTTTGGCGTTCTGGACGCGGTCTTCCCCTTGCTTGTTGTTTTGACCTGAGTCCGTATCGGGCACGCAACAAATATCGCCCGTCTGTATAAAACTTCCGTTGCCCTCTGCTTGCTGGGTTCTGTGGTCAGAGCCCCTAGTATCCGTAGAGATGGAAGCTTCCTTAATTAACCGTATTACTCTATCTGTCTTTTCGTCCACCGCTCACTCCTCGTCAGCAAATTTTGAGTACCAACATGTTGCCAATAATTAATTGACAAATATTAACCCAAAGCAATAGCAGCAGAGGCAAACACAGAGCGCAAAACAGTAATTTTATTGGCACACCACCTACAAAGTCACATCTCTGAAATTGGCTACAGAAGGGACTTAGAGCGGTTTTTGTGAGAAAAAAATATTAAAAAATTTAGCCCCCAGATGAATAATTACCGCGATATTTATCTGCTAACAGAATTATTGTAACGTGACGATAAATTAAGCTGCTGTTTTAAGTACTGTCAGAACCAGTTCCGTCGACGCGTTGGACTCTTCCATCAGGTCATATACAGCCACGACCAAATCAGCTTTCTTGTCGGGCATCATTTCCCGTCCAGCAGCCTTCAGACCTCTATCCGTTGCGTCAAGGGCCTGTGCCAGGCGTTTTCTATCCAGTCCCACAAATCGCTCATTGGAAAAAGCGCCTAGATCTTTGATGAGCATCGGACCTTCACCAGTGAGAAGCCAGTTCGCATTGATCCCCATGCGAACAAACCCCTCAATAGCTTCTCCTCCGGGAATGCTGCGTCCGGCCTCGTACCCCTGATATGCCCGAGCAGAGACGCCAGATTGTTCGGCCATCTCATCTTGTTTGAGATTGAGTTCGGCACGTACATTTTTGAGTCTAAGCGCCACATTGTTCATGTCGCACTTTCCTCATTAAAGTGCGACACAGCGAACAAAACCCCTATGAATGTTCGCACTTTCAGCAGACGTATGATTTTCATAGAAATTCTTCCCGTATCTCCACACACGAACAATTGACAAGCGCGACACGCAAGATGAGGCGTCAACCTTGTTGACAATACGTACAATCTGTCGTGTAATGGCACTTATCGAACGCCCACCACGGAGAACGATGAATGCCAACCAACGCTTCAAAAAAAACCAGTCCGAAAGACTGGCATCCTGCCGACATTCTGGCTGCCTTGCGCAAACGCGGTTACTCGCTGCGCGACATCGCCCGAGCTGAAGGCCTTAGCAATTCCACTGTTTTATCCAAAGCACTGACACATAGCTATCCAGCCTGCGAGCAACGCCTTGCTAAATACGCAGGCGTCCCGGTACAGGAAATGTTTCCCACCCGCTATAACCCGGATGGCACCAAGATTCCGCGCGGCATCGCTGGCGAACGTCAGCGCCTACGTATGAAGTCTACCGTGTCTGACTGCCAAAGCAATGGCAATGATCGGGCGGAGCACTGACATGCCCACCCGTCGCCTCACGGTCAGGCACACCAATTCGCGCACCAATACCCCACTGGCCACGCTCTATGGCCTGCCGGGCGAAGGTGCGGACCTCACGCCCGAACAGCTCCGCGCCCTGGCAGACGAATTGCGCCTGATCGCCGACGAGTGCGAAGCCCTCCATCCCTTTACCCGCAAGTACGGCCCCAAAACCACCCACCACTCTGCAGGAGGTTGAAATGGATTGTCGTATCGCCCTTTGGCGCCTGCGCGCCGTCTGCCATAACGCCGCCTGGCGTTCCATTGCAGTGCTCGGAGATAGCACCGGTGGCCGTTTCCATGTAGTCGGACAAATCGGAGCGGCAAAGTGAAGCGCGCTGCAGACGTTCTGACCCCCGATATGTTTGAGATCCCCACACCGCGCGCCCCGATGCCCGGAGCGCTCGCCGTGGGCCTCACCCTGCGGAGCCTGCTATCCGACGCACTCAAGGCCTCACACCTGTCGCGCTTTGACGTGGCTGCTCGAATGAGCGAACTCACCGGCCAGGAGATCACCAAGAACCAGCTTGACTCCTGGACCGCAGAGAGCCGCGAAGCCTGGCGTTTCCCCCTCGAATACGTACCGGCATTCGAGGCAACCCTTGAAATCCACACGCTGACCGCCTGGCTTGCCGATCTGCGTGGCTGCCGCCTGCTCATAGGTAAAGAAGCCCTGGACGCCGAAATCGGCAAGCTTGAACGCCTGCGGGAAGATGCCGGCCGCAAGATCAAGCAGCTCAAGCAGGCGATGGGAGAAACCGAATGACCGCTCCCGCTTTCACGATCAGTCAAATTGCCGAAGCGCTCAGTATCTCAAAGCGTTCAGCAGAAAGACGGAGTGAGCGCCAGAATTGGCCTTACACCGAAGAGACCGTCCGTGGCGGCAAGCGCCGTCTCTATGCCCCTGCAGACCTGCCGCGTGACGTGTGCAATGCGCTCACCGCACAGATACTGCAGCGTAACCCGGTGCCTGCTCTGGCTGCCCCGCAGGTGGCCAGCACGCTCCCGGCCCAGATCACCCCCGTGCCGGCGCAGGCCATCGCCCTACGCGCCCCCGAGCGTATCACCACCGACGCCGAACGCGCCCAGGAACACGCCGCCAATCTTGTGATCGCGCTGCTAGACAGGCTCCGCGAAACCTCCGCCTTCTCACTGAAAGCAGCCTGCCGCTCTGTGATCGAAATGGCCCAGGCCGGGCGCCTCACCGCACCGGAACTGGCCGCGCTCAAAGCCGCGCGTGACGGGCGCGGACGCTCCAGTCTGGATGGGCTTCCCTCAGTGCGCACGCTTGAACGCTGGGCCGCAGATCAGGCCAAGGGGCACAGCCTCCTGCCGCAGAAGCCCCAGGCCGATTGGGAGGTCAAGCCCTGGTACGGGCTTGCCATGGCCCTGCTGCAGCGCCCGCAAGGCAGTTCCTACAAGTGGGTTACGGACCAGATCCACGCCAACTGGAATCCCGCCTGGGGCGAACCTCCCAGCTACCACACCGTGCGGCGCGTGGCCATTACCCGATTCTCTGCCATCGACCAGCTCAAGGGGCGGCTCACCGGCTCCGCGCTGCGTGCTCACCGGCATTACCACCCGCGAACGGCTGAAGGCATGTATCCGTGGCAGGAAGTTCATGCCGACGGCTGGAATACCCACTTCACCGCGCCACACCCCATTACAGGGGAGTTTGTCACGCTTGAAGTCTGGCATTTTCATGATGTTGCCACGCGCTACGTTCCGCCTCCAGGGATCGGTTTTTCCGAAACCTATGAATGCATTACGGCAGGCCTGGAACGTTGCGTACGCGTTGGTGGCATCCCTGCCATCCTGCAGACCGACTCCACCAAGGTCGTCAAACGTTCGCCGCGCTTCACCCAGGAGCCCTTTGTCGCACTCACCGAGCGCGCAGGGTTCGACGTCGTGCATCCCAAGGAAGTCGGCAATTCCCAGGCTAACGGCATCTGCGAAAACTTCAACACCAGCTATCTCGACAAGCGCAGCCGCGAACTTGCCACCTATCAGGGCAAGGGCATGGATTCGCTCTCACTGAAGCGCGTCAAAAAGATCACCGCGAAGATGACCAAGGCCATTGCGGTCGGCGATGGTGCGGAGCGCGACCGCCTCGCAGCCGAAGCCCGCCGCATGGGCAAGGGGCACGTATTCACCAGCTTCGACGAAGCCTGCCAGTGGCTCTGCCAGATCATCGAAGAATATAACGACCGCCCCCACCGCTCGCTACCAAAAGTAACCGATCCGGTAACGGGACAACGCCGCCACCAGACTCCGCGAGAAGCCCTTCAGGCCCACATCGACGCAGGCTGGCAGCCCGTAGCACTCAACGAAGAGCACCTTGTCGACCTCTTCCGTCCGCACGTCAAATGCCGCGTCACCCGCGAAGCCATCAGCCCCGTCGGTAACCGCCAGCGCTACCACGCCCCCGAGTTGGGGCACTGGAATGACCAGGATGTCATGGCTGCAATCGACCCGATGGACTGGCGCCAGGTCTGGGTCAAAACCCTCGAAGGTCAGCTCATTACCACGGCTCACTTGGTGCAGGCCAGCGGCTACCGCGCGCAGAGCAGTTACGAAATCGCCGAAGCGAAACGTGCCAAGGCCCAATTGCGCCGCCTGGGTCACAAGGTGGACCTGGCCGAAGCACGCATGACACCTGTGCTCGATATGCAGACCACCTCAACGGTGGTGATCGGCGGCCGCGTGGTAGATGCCAACACCATCGAATCGGTTGCCAGGATTGTTCCAGCCCAGCCAGCACCAGAAAAGCCATTGTCTGCGCCGGTCGTGCGGATCGCTCCAGAACAGCGGCGCCAGCGGTCAGACATGACGGTTGATGAGATCGGTGCCGAATGGCACCAGATTGATGAGCAGATCAAAGCCGGAATCGAAGTCACTGAACGCGACCACGTGTTTCACGAGCGCTGGCCCGCCACCAGTCAGGGAAGAGTTTTCTTAAAGCGCCAAGCAAAAAGTGCTTAGGAAGGTGGGCATTCCGCGCCAACGGAATGCCCAGGTACAGCAAGTCCAACGACTAGGAAGGACGTTTTGAATTATGAACGAAACCGCGAATATCCATAACCTCGATCTCGTGCGCATCGCAGTGGATCGGCTCACCAATCGCAATGCCGCGCTCCCCGGAATCGCCTGCCTGTATGGGCCTGCGGGCTACGGTAAGACGACCGCCGCGCTGGCGATTGCCAACGAAACGCGCGCCTATTTCGTGCAGTTGCGTTCCGCCTGGTCGCGCAAAACCATGCTCGAAAAGATCCTCACGGAAATGGGTATCAAGCCTGCCGGTACGCTCTCTGATCTGCTTGATCAGGTCTGCTCCCAGCTTGCCGCCTCCAACCGCCTCCTGATCATCGACGAATTCGATTACGCCCCCCAACACGCCAGTCTGGTTGAACTGACCAGGGACATTTACGAAGGCTCCCAGAGTACATTGCTGATCATCGGCGAAGAACTCCTCCCGCAAAAGCTGCGCAAGTGGGAGCGCTTCCACAGCCGCGTACTTTCCTGGATTCCGGCGCAGCCTGTCTCTCTCAACGATGCCCGTGCCCTTGCTCCGATCTATTCGCCGGGGATCGAGATTGCCGATGACATGCTCGACCACCTTGTCAGAGTGTCGAACGGCTCCGTCCGCCGGCTCTCGGTCAATCTCGCGAATATTGCAGATGCTGCCGCAACAGAGGGCTGGCTGAGAGTCGATTACGACACCTGGGGCAATCGCCCCCTCTATACCGGCGATGCGCCGCGCCGGGGAGCTTGATCATGGCCATGCTTACCACCTTTGCTCACGCCCGCATCAATGGCCGCGCCGTTCCCGGCGTCAATCCACAAGCGCTCTTCACGGGTGCTATCAACGTCAAGGCAGAAAGCCGGCCAGCCACCCCGGATCTGCTGTCCATCATTCTATTTGACGCCGAAGGCGGCGTTCACGCTGCGCTCTCCCTGCACCCCGATGAAGCGTCCATCCTTGCCAATGGCTTCACACGTTTTGCCAGTGGCAAGACACCGCAGGTCGATGCTTGCGCCGTGCTCAAGACGCTGGAATCACTCTCCAGCATCATCCGCCGCCGTGAGCCCAGTACCCCGGAAGCGCATCGTGCCACCGATGAGGAATACAACACTGCTCTGCTATGCGCCGAATTCCTCATCGAACAGGCCAAACAAGCCCAGCACGGAGGTACCAGAGGATGAAAACCGGCCGCAAACCCGCCGTGCTCGAAATGATCGGCGGCAAAGGAAACCGTCAGCGCCTGTGGGATGCCATCCGCCACCACGGCACCGAAACCACCTGGACCAAACGCGAAGTCTGCAAAGCCGCTAGGGTCGATGACGAAACCGCCAATTCGTACTTCCAGGGCCTCAAGGCAGCCGGCTACATCGAAATCGATTCACACAGCAAAACTGATCGTCACCGTGGCGTCGTCCAGGGCGTGCGCAGCTACCGCCTCGTGCGCGATATCGGTGCCGAAGCCCCGCGCTTGCGCCGCAATGGCGAGCCCGTCACCCAGGGGCTCGCCCAAGAGCAGATGTGGCGCACCTTGCGCATGCTCAAAGGCGACATCAACCCCCGCGAGCTTGCCGCCCACGCCACCACCACAGCTGCCACTGTCTGCGAATCTGCCGCGCGGGATTACCTCCAGTCCCTGCACCTTGCCGGCTACCTCACCATTACCCGCGCCGAAGACAAACACGCCATCGCCGGCACCGGCACCCGGCGTTACCAACTCAACCCGCAGCGCAACACCGGCCCGCGCCCACCAATGGTCTGCCGCACCTCTGCCGTGTTCGACCCTAACGAAAACCGCATCGTCTGGCAGAAACCCGTCACAGAGGAGGATGCCATCTATGGCAACTGAAGCCCCTCTTTGGCGTCAGCTCCTGGACCGTGCCGTACAAGAGCGTGGGGCAGTCACCGTGGCCCGCGATCTCGGATACCACAACCACACGCTGGTATCCCGCGTCATCCACGAACGTATCGAGGCATCCCCAAAGTTTCAGACCCGTGTGCTCAATCGCTACAACCTGGTGGATTGCCCTCATACCGGCAAGCAACAGGCACGAGAACTCTGCCTGACCTGGTGCAACACCCCGGCGCCTACCCACAACCCTGCCAGTCTCATGGCATGGCGGGCCTGCCAGCGCTGCCCACACCGGCCGGGAGGTGGCGAATGAAAAGCCTGGTTATCTCTACCCTGATCATCGGCTTCTTCTTGGGCTTCACGTTTTGCCAGTACATAGACCGACGGCAGCTACAAGCCGCTGAAGTTCAGGTAGAGGCTGCGATGGACGCCGTTGATCACGCCCACACCGAGATCGACATGCTTGAGGGATGCCATTTGCGTGGCACGAAACCAACGATTTGGGCACTGCACGAAGGAGAATTTCAGCATGACTGAGAGTACAGAAAAGCTGGTTTTGCCCCACAAAATGAATTCCTTTTTGAAGACCGGTCCCCGGTTCGGTCCAAACGCACACAGTGGCCCGATCCGTGAAATCAAAGGCCCCCAGCGTGACGAACGCCCGCGTGTAACGCTGCCGTATGTGCCGGCTCCGAACACCGAACCCCTTAAGTTGCCGCGCGCCACAGGAGGGCGAAAGCATGCAGCCAAATGATCTGCTGTCGCAAATGCGAAATGTTCAGGCCGTCGTGTCCGAAGCGCTCGATGCTGGCTCAGAGGTACTTGCCGTGCATGTTGGGCCGGCCTCTTCAAAGGTTCGTGTGCTGCCTGGCCGCTTTACCAACCAGTTCGCTGGCACCGCCTGCCTTGATCCGCTCACCGGAGAATGGGTCCGCGAGGTGCATGGCACCAGTGTCGCCTGGGTGTCAGCTACGCCCCAGGTCAGTCTTGTCAACAAACCGCTTTCTGCATACGCCTTGTGAGGTTTTATGAGTACCAGCACCAACCCTCTCGCCCCCGTTGAACGCGCCACCGAAGCCTATGCCTCGGCGCGCGACCAGCTCTCCGAACTCGTCCGCGCCCTGCAGGCCGGCATCGATGCGCTCAAGGCCGAAGCCATCCCCGAGATCCGCGCCGCCATCCGCCGCGCTACCACCCAGCACGACCGCCTCAAGGCCCTCATCGAATCCCAGCCCGAGCTGTTCACCCGCCCGCGCAGCCAGACTTTTCATGGTATCCGCGTGGGCTACCAGAAGAGCAAGGGCAGACTCGTCATCGAAAACCCCGAGCAGACCATCAAACTCATCCGTCGCCACTTCCCCGAGCAGGCCGACGTACTCATCGCCACTACCGAAAGCCCCGTGCGGACAGCGCTCAACGGCATCGCTGCGGCCGATCTCAAGAAACTCGGCGTCACCATCACCGGGGCAGGCGATGCTGTCCTCATCAAGCCGGTGGACGACGAGATCGACAAAATGGTCGATGCCTTGCTGGATGCAGCAACCGACAAGGGAGATGCCAATGGCTAAAGCCGCCGCGCCGAAGCCACTGTGCTGCGTCAGCATCGGCTATCAGGATCTTCTGATGCCCGCAACAGAAGGCATGAAACTGGTCGAACTGCTCCGCCATGCGGTGGAATGCAACCGCAGCTATGACCGCAGGGAAACCTTTGTCGTCAGCGAGAAAGAGCTTGATGTCCGTTACTGCTCGGTCAGCGCTAACCAGGTTGTCATGCCCGCTCAGCCGGGGCGCGAGTTTCCGGGCCTGCCACACGAACCCGCAAAGATCGGAGCCCGGTAATGGCCACTGCCAACATCACCATCCGCGATCTGAAGAATGGCCGCATCGCCGTGAAGCTCGGCATTGATACCGATGCAGGCGACCAGCCCTCTACCCGGATCGCCCACGCTTTCCTGACCTGGCTCGCCAAAAGCCAGGCCGGTCAAACTGCCGCACCAGCGGCATCCATCACTCTGAAAGGCAACTCATGAACCAGGCAGAAGTTATCCAGTCCGTACGCTCCCAGCTCGATCACCTCACCAAGGCTGATGTCACCGCAGTGCTCGCCACCTTCGCCGAAATCGTCAAAGGCGAACTGGCCTCAGGCAACGAAGTGGCCCTCATCGGCCTTGGCAAGCTTTCCATCAAGGAACGCGCCGCCCGCCAGGGCCGCAACCCGGCCACGGGCGAAACCATCGAGATCGCGGCCAAACGCGTACCGCAGTTTTCCGCCTCCAAGGCCCTGAAAGACGCCGTCGCCTGACGGCATTCAACAATGCGAAACCGCCGGGAGGCGGTCTGCCGGGCGTGGCGGCCCGGCACTGATGAGCAGCCCAACCCACGCAGGAGATCGAAATGAATCCAAGGCCACGCAACAAGGCTCTCGACAGGCTTCACAATCGCCGCCGCGCCATCAAGGCGGCATGGCGTGCGACCGGTCTGGATGATGAAGCATACCGCCAGATGCTCATGCA